AGGGTTGATATCATAAAAGTTTAATCCAAACGTTCCAGCAGAGACTGGAGTTCCTCTGGTCTTAACAATTACCATTCTAACTTTCATAGGATGAGCGGTTCCGCTCTGTTGTTTAATTTGTAGAGATAATGCCATTGAAACTAGCTTGACACTGTTTCCGGTCATTTGGTCGTAGCCTACTCCCTGAGTTATAACTGGAGTGATATCCACACAAGAAAATCCTGTGTTAAGGTTTGCGTTGGTCTGACCAATATCGATGTTGCTCGATATAACAGACTGAATGTGTTTCTTTTCTACATTGAGACTTCGCTTGACAAGTGCGAGGTCCCGCACCATAGTGCTAAGATTAGGTCTAGAGTATCCCTTACCTTTAAAGTAACGACGTTTAGCAACTCTTGCAACTTTTTTCGCAGTTCGTTTGACATAACGGCGGAGAGGCATATATAATATATATTTGCTAAAGAATATAAATAAATTTTCTGAACATATAGGATATGTCGACATCAGAATCTTTAGGCGCTTTAGGCGGGGAGAGGGGTAATACTCATAACCCTCTCCCTAAACCCACCACCTCCAAAAATGGCCAGGTTCCACAGCGAAAAGGACACTTCTTCACTTGGAACAACTACACTGAAAGTGATATAGGCGGAATATTGGACTTTTTCGATAAGCATGCAACCAAATATGCTTTCCAAGAAGAAATTGCTCCTACGACAGGAACGCCACACCTACAAGGGATGGTAATGTTTCCAAAGGACACACGTTCTACTGTTTGGGACCCTAAGAGCAAAGGACATTATGAAAAATTAAAAAAGTCTGACGGTGTCTACCAGCTCAAAGAATTATCAAGAGCACCTGGTGGACGACAATGGACTAAAGGATTTCCGAAACCAATTAAAATTTTAACTACGTTACGACCGTGGCAATTAGCAATTGAACGGTTAATCTTATCTGAGCCTGACGACCGAAAGATTTATTGGTTTTGGGAAGGACCTGGACATATTGGAAAAAGTACTTTTGTAAAGTACCTGGCAGTCAAGCACAAAATTTTATTTTGCGACGGTGGCAAAAAAGCAGACTTAATCAATCTGGTTTTTAATCAAGATATGGACGAAACAAGATGTGTAATCTGGGACTTACCTAGGTCATCAAGAGGAAATATCTCATACTCGACATTAGAGTCAGTTAAGAATGGAATGGTGTGTAACACCAAATATGAGACTGGTGTGAAAATATTCAACTCACCTCATATAATCGTTTTTGCAAACTTTCCTCCAGATGCACCTGAACAACTGTCTGCTGACAGATGGGAAATAACGGAACTTGATGTAAGACATCAATGTTAACCGCTTTTATATTTTTGCTTTTTGATTATAAAAGCAAGAATGGGGTTGGTTTTTGCTTCTAGAAGCAAAAACACTTATATGGTTGGACAATTTATCATTTTCGGCAAATGGTAAACCACAGACCCCCGCAAGGGGGGTCTGCCGAGCACTTCCTACGGTTTGGCAAAAACTAAATTGTCGCCCTCCCGGGGGGCCCAAAAACTCCGTTAAGACTCCGTCAAGGTTAATTGTCAACGTAGTAATATTTTGTGAAATACTGAATTGTTGCTCCGCTGTTAATTTTCAAAACAGGTATGTTCGCCAGCGTTGACGCTGTGGTGGTTGATTTATTTCCACTGTCACAAAAAAATCCTACTAGTAGTTGACCGTCTGTAAGAGTTGTAGTGTTCTGATTATATTTGAGATGATGGTTCATCTTCATTATAACCTTGTAGTTGTTTAACATAATCTCTCCTGACGTAGGGTCAGGCTGTAAGTACAACGTCTTAGTCTTAATCACGGTATAATCTCTAAAATAATTTGTATTTCTTTCACTGTTGTAATCAGTTAACCCGGTAATAGGGTTGATATCATAAAAGTTTAATCCAAACGTTCCAGCAGAGACTGGAGTTCCTCTGGTCTTAACAATTACCATTCTAACTTTCATAGGATGAGCGGTTCCGCTCTGTTGTTTAATTTGT